CCCACGACAGCGCACAGCCCCGCGGCCGCGGCCGCACCCGCGCCCCGCCGCCGCCGATGGCGACGGGCAACAGCGGGCGCAACAGTTCCGCGCCGCCGTCCGACAGGCCGATGTGTTTCGCCGTCCAGCCCATCAGCAGAGGGGCAATCGCCCCAGCCAACAGCATGGACAGCATGATGGAAAAAAAGCCTGCACGGCGGGTGGATGCGGGGCGTAAACCCTGCACCACCGCACCCGTCAGGCCGCCCAATATCAGCGCGTCCAGCGGCAGACCGAACAACGTACCGGCGATGCCGACTACACCGATATTGACCAAGTAGCCGCCGGCTGCGGCAGATGTTTCAAGTGGCATGGTTTCCTCCGTAAAAAAAAGGCCGTCTGAAACGGCCTGTCATGCGATTTTGAAATCACGGTTTAATTGTTTAAGCAGCTTGGCAAGGTCTTTTTTGTGGATAAAGTCCCCGCCTGTGGTATTGATGACAATGGTATCGCCCCCGCCGCCCTGTCCTGCCATATCACGGATGGTCTGCGCGTGTTCCGCAGGCAATACCATCTCGTTTTCGTGCAGTTGGGTAAGCGGGTTGATGCCTGCCGGAATATCCCAGCCGCCTGCAGCCGACGGAATCCGCGTCGTAGTGGTGGTCGAACCTCCGCCGCCTCCGCCCATACCGCCGAGTAGTCCGTAAACCGCCGCCATTGCCGCAGCGGCCGCACCGACTGCCAAAATCGGCCCGACATACGGAATCCCGGCCATCGCCTTGAATGCTTCGGCTGCCGCCTGAATCGCATTCATGCCGACGTTTTTTGTGGTTTCCGTCTCTTTAATGCCGGTTACAGCGGCAGATGTGGCGGATTGGGCGGCAACCTGCTTCGCACCGTTTGCCAGCCACATTGCGCCTTCCTGCGCGAAACGCCCCATCAGCGCGGCCAGCGGCTTACTGACCATTTCCTGCACAAAGGTTTGGCGGATGGCGGAAAACAGCCCGCCCATCGCCTGACGGAAATTCTGCGCCCTGGACAACATCGCCGAGAAAGCCTGCCCCATCTGCTGTTGGGCCTCTTCCCAAACGTTCTTGCCGCCGTCTTGCAGCATCTCCACCAACGAAGGTGCATCCTTGCGGCGTTGCTGTTCGCGCTTGCCTTGGTTTTTCTCCTGATTCAGGCTGTGCCCCCGATCCAGTTCCCCGACCTGCTGCTTCAGCTTTTCAACGGCTGCCGCACTGTAAGTCGGGTCTTGTTCGGCCAGTGCGATACGTTCCTGTAATGCGTCGTAGGCGATTTGGTATCGGCGGTTTTCAAACTCGATTTCCAAATCAAGGCGTTCGAGTTGCGAGATGCGCCCGGCTGAAAGGGCTTGGTCGGCGGCTTCGGCCTCCAAATCCAAACGGTATTTGTCTGCCTTTTCCCATTCCTCCACCTGCCGCAGCTTGGCTTCCGTAGACTGCTTGGCCAGCGAGTGTTCCAGCGAAACGATTTTTTCACGGATTTTCACGCCGTCCTTGCCGCCCGCATCCACCAGCGACAGCTTTTCCTTCCAATAGGCGCGTTCGCGGTTCAAATCCCAATCGGCATGGGTCTTGCCCTCGACACGCATTTCCTCGTGGGCGAGTTTTTGCGCCTTGATTTCGGCTTCCCACTGCTGCATTTGGTCATTCTTGCCGCCTGATCCGCCCGAACCTCCGCCGCCCCTTCTCCTGCCGCCCCCGCCTCCGCCGCCGGAAGGTACGGAACGGCGCGAAGAACCACCTCCGCCTCCGCCTCCCGCCGATTTGCCGGACGGCCTTTTACTTGCAAAGTATTGCTGCAATCCTCCCTGTTGCTGACGTGCCACCTCTTCCGCATAGATTTCGTTGATGCTTCGTCCTGCTTTCGGCGTATTTTGCACCGGTCCTTTTTCGACGAGATTAACGCCCTTGACCGTGCCGATGCTTATGCCGGGCACTTTGTTGGCCAGCTCGATAACGCTGTTGATACCGAAAATAGCCGAATTGACCAAGTTTTCTATGCTGCCGATGGCCGCTTTGGCCGCAGCGACTGAGCCGTTCTGAATCGCCGCCCACAAATCGCCGAAGGATTCGATAGCGAAAACAATCGCCGTCCTAATAATTGCGCCGAAAGCATCAAAAACCTTGCCGATTTTCTCCAGCAATCCCGTAAAGCCTTCGCCCGTATCGCTGAAAAATCCGCCGAAGGCCGCCGTTTGTCCGTCTGCCGAATCACTGCCCGCACTGGTAATATCGTTATAGACGGCCTCAATCAAGCCGCCCAATCCTTCATAGCCCGTGCGGATTAAATCGAAAACATCGGATGCAATGCTGCCTAACACATCCATGGCTTCGCCGAGGTTGCCCGTTGCGGCCAACAGGCCGACCACCAAGGCCGTAGCGGCAACAAGCGGATTGGCCGCCATCAGCGTCCACAAACCCTGAACCGCACCCGTCAGCCCGCCGACGGCAATCGTCAGGCCGCCGAAAGACTGCACCAGCATAGCGATTCCGACCAATACCGCCGCGCCGACCAACTCTTTCAAGTGGTTGGCGACAAAGGCAATCACGGCGGCCACGCGGGACATAATGCCCGTCCCGTTCATCATATCGCCGACCAGGCTTTGCCAGTTATTGCGGAAAATCTGCAAGGCGTTACCCATCGTCATCGGCATTTTCGCCGCCTGCTCCGCGAACTTTTCCGCCGAACCGGAAATGGCTTGGAAAATCACATCCGCCGTCAGCTTGCCTTCACTGCCCAGCTTTTTGATTTCAGTGCGGGATTTGCCCATGTATTCCGCGATGGTATCCAACAGGATAGGCGCGGCTTCGGCAATCGATTTAAATTCGTCGCCCTGCAATACCCCGCTGCCCAAGGCCTGTGAAAGCTGCAACAAGGCCGCAGACTGCTGCTCCGTCGCCACGCCGCCGATGGTCATAGCGTTATTCGTGGCTTCGGTAAATTTCAGTACCTCTTCCTGCGAATAGCCGTAGTCCTTCAACGCACGGCTGCTCTTCACATACAATTCGGTCGTGGCCGACAAATCCGCCCGCGTCTGATTGGCTACCTGCAACAAACGGCCTTTTACCGCCGCAAATTCCGCCTCTCCCGCCGTTGTCTGCCGTACTTGGTTGTCCAGCACCTGCATCTTATCGGCGGTTTCGGCCATCCCTTTTGCAAACGACACCAGCGCGAAACCGGCAAACAAGCCTTTCAGACGGCCTATTACACCGGCAAAGCCGCCGGCTGCTGATTCGGCCTTCTTTAAGTCCTCGTTCAACTGCTTGACCTTGCGCTGATAAACCTCCACGTCGATTGCGCCGACTTCAAGCAGTTTGTTTGCCAAAGCCAGTTCGGACTTAAACTTCTCCATCGGCGTGCGCGTTTCCAAATACATGCGCTTGGCCGATTCCGTGATTTTGCGGAATACCGCTTCTTGCGCCGCGCCGACGTCTTTCAGGCTGTCCGGATTGAAATGCAGCCCCTCTTGAAAGGCCTTCCGCACATCGGCCATCTGCGCCTGAATCCGCGCCTTCACGTTTGCGATAGCATCTTCAATCTGCTTGGCCGCAGCGGAAGCCGCATCGGCCGCGCCGTCAAAGCCCGCCGCCGTTTCGTTCTGCGCCGTAATCTTGATTTTGGCTTCTAAATCGCTCATATCGCCACCTGTAAAAAAGCCGCCCGATACCGGACGGCGTTACCATTCATGCTTTCATCTTCAGACGGCCTATGCTTCCAACAATTCCGCCCCTGCAAAAATACTGTCTGCATTTCCTTCTTCCACCGCCTTGCGGTACAGCCATTCTTTGCATGATTCGCCTTCGGCAGGCAGGCCGCCTATCGTCAAAGAGTGCGAACAAAGCGGATTGCGCCCTAATTCATGCGCTTTCTTTGACACATAACCGTTCAGCGTCGCAGTCGCGCTGCCGTACTTGTAGTCGATGCCCACATATTCGATAACGTGGTAGGACGCCACTGCGCCGGTGCTTTCGTCTTCGATTTCGTGCTTGATTGCGATTGCTTGTTTTGCCATGATTTTTCCTTTCTAGGCATTAAAAAACCCGCTTTCGCGGGCAGAAAAAAGCCGTCTTTTCAGACGGCCTGTTTAAAACATACGGTCTTCCGGAACCAATACTTCAACATCCCGCAATTCCATCCACTGCCAGCTGTTGCGTGCCGACAGGATGACGGCGTTGCTGCTCGAAGCCTGATTGACTTCACGCGTATACTGACGTGGCGCGGCGGCGTGGTTAGCCGTACTGTTTGCCTTGATTGCCGTGGCCGTACCATCCTGCATCCAAACGATACCGTTCGCCCATTCGGGGTTGTTATCGGTCAGATACTTCAGCCGCAGGCCATAGATGTCGTCCGGCAGGCCGTAGACTGCCTTCCACATTCCATTTTCCAGCCAGCCCACTTTCAGGCGGACGTAATCCGTCAGCCTGCGCCAGACCATTTTGCCGATTAAGGTTTTGTATTCGGCATCCGACGGCGACAGATAGGCCGTCTGAAGGCAGGGTATCGGCGTGGTCGGGGTTTCGTTTTCCTCCAACTGCAACCGCAGCAGTACGCTTTTGTTGCGCGGCAACACATACCAACCGTAGGAGGTGGTTGCCGTGTAGTCGGTTTTGACACCAATTGTGTTGTGTTTTTCATCCTTCATCACACTTGTAACCCGCGTCTCGAAAGAGCGGGAAACAGGCTGTCGCTGGCCGTCTACCAGAAATTCCGCCGTCGCCTGATTACGGCGGGCGTGGTCGGGGTTCACAGTACGTACCTCGAAGTCGGGGCGCACCATCATCGGCAGGGCTTCCGCCTGAATTGATGCTTCCCAAACCGTGTTCGACAGCTTCTTCATCCGCACCACTTTCATCACATCCCCTTCAATGCGGGATGCTTTGATTGTGCCGTTAAAATAGCCTGATTCCCCCTCGATCCGCCCTCGTACAACTGCGTTTTGTGCGACCAGCGAACCGTCAGATGAAACTGTAAATTGCCCGCCGCCGATATTCAGGCTGCCGCCGCTGATATTCCCCATATCGGCGGAAATAGCGGACAAGTTGTTCACATTCAGCTTATCAGCCGTGATACTTCCGGCCGCCATTTCTCGCGCGGTAACGCTTCCAGCAGTCAGGCGGTTTGCGTTCAGCGTGTTTGCCGTGATTTTATCGCCGTGAATATCCCCAGCGTTCAATCTATCAACAATCGCTTTGCCGTTTACCACCAGTTCGCCGTTCACGCCGACACGGTTTTTCTGCGTATCAATCACAAATGGGAACACATCAGCCTTGCCAGTCGACCCAACGCCGAAACGGTCGGCGTTCACGATAAACTTGCTTTCAGGCGTTCCGTTTTTCGGCGTGGTTGCCAAGCCGTAGCCCGCCACCCTGCCGTTTACGTCCACCTTGACCGTGTACTGCGCTTCCAGCCCGTTAATGCTCCGGGCATGGGTTTGCACCGCCGCCGTATTGCCGTTTACTGATGTTTGCAGGGTCGTTATCCTTTCCGTTACCGCCCTGATATCGCCTCCAGCCTTGGTAACCGCCCGTTCAACGGTTTGGATATCTGCTCTTGCTTGAGCAGCAGCAGCCTGCGCCGCTTCGGCTACCCGCCGCACCGCATCGGCCTTGGCTTGCGCGCCGATTGCCGTTTCGTCTGCCGCCCACTCCGTCCACAGGTCTTTCGTGTAGTTGTACACGCCGCCTGCGTAGGTGTGTGCCGTATCGGATTTACGCCGCATGACCGTGCCGTCTTGCAGGTAGGCCGTCTGAAAAATCCTTCCGCCCGACGGATCGCCCCAAGGTACGACGGTTTCCAGCGCAGCAAATCCGCCGCCCAAGCCCAGTACGTCGGCCTGTTTGAACTCCGAAACCGTACTGCGCGGATGGTTGGCGTAATACCACGACGGCGGCTGATTGTCCTTGCGGGTGTCGGGTATCGTAAATTTTGCCTGCAACCGACGGATTTCTTCCGCCCGCGCCCCATCGTTGCGGACAACGGTTTCCCGCAGCATATTGATGCTGCCTTCCGCCGATGCCACGCGTCCGGCCAAGGTTTCCCGCGCCTGTGCTTCCGCCCGGTCTCCTTCCGCACGCGCCCGCTTTTCCGCTTCCAAACCTGCGGCGGTGTTACCCTGTGCGGCAGTTACGGCTTGGATTTGCCGCGCCTGTTCGGCGTTCACGGCTTCTTCGGCAGTTATCTTCGTGCCAAGCTCGCGTGCTTTGGCTGTCAAATCATCGGCCGCCTTTCTAAAGGCCGTCTGAATCCGCGCATTCACACTACCGGCTCCGCTGCCGTCTATCAAAGCGATTTTGTCGCGCAAGGCCTTATTCAAACTGCTTTCGGCCAAGTCGCGCACGGTAACGTCCACGTCATAGACGGTAAATGCCGCACTGCTGCTGACCTGCAAGCCCGTTTTGTCAAAGCTGTCATAACCGGCCGCCCGAACGTAATAAGTCTTTCCTCCTTCCAAGGGGCTTCCATTGCATTTCGCAATGGTTACAAACGTTTCCGCGCCGTCGTACACACGGTTTGCATCAACCGTAGGGCAGGCGGGATTGTCAGACACCCACAAAATGATGCCTGCAAAATCTTCTTCAGACGGCCTTTCACATTGGAAAAACGCCTGACGCAAGCCGCTGTCAATTTGGATGCCCGTCAGTGCTTTAAGTTGGGGATTCTGCGCCACTACCTGCGCCCATGCGCCGGTCTTCCCGGTAACGGCACGTCCGCGCACCTTGAAAACCACATTGCGCACCTGCCCGCCGTCGGCTTTCATGTCGGCCAGCGTGTAAGTGTAACCGTTGGCAGTGATGCCGTTGATTGCCCGCAAGCGGGTTTGGCTGCCTGCGGCGTAGATTTCCACGTCGTAGGTGTCCGCGCCGTCCAGCTTGTCCCACGCCAGCACGGCTTCACGGCCATACGCCCATGATGAAGTCAGGCGCAGGTTAGCTATCTGTCCAAGCGGCGCGCCGATAATGCGGTACGAATAGGCCGGTACTTCGGCCAAATCCTGCGCCCCGCTGCCGAAAACATTGTGCGAAACCAGCTTGACCCACACCGTGCGGCCTATCCAATCACGCGGCACGGGATACTTGAACAGCGATTCGTCCACACGCACAAACGGCCTTCCCGCCTCATGCCTGTCGATGTTGCTGCCATACGCACCGCGCGTCAGGTTGCCCAACACATAACGCCCGACACCTTTCAATTCGGCGGTTTCGTAAGCCAAAAACTCGCCGTCCACATAACACAAGGTCAATAAATCGCGGCTGTCCTGCTCCGTGCCACCCGTCAGTTGCCCTGCGCCGATTTCCACGCCTAAAGTATTGGCACGGTCAAATACCGCACCTGCGGGCAGTGCCGCCGTCAGGCTGCCGTAACGCGCTTTCCCGCTTACCGCACCGACGCGGGTGTAACTGTCGCCATTGGTCGATACCCATACTTCCGCGCCGCCCCACATATCGCCGCCTGCGGTTGCCAGCCATATTTCAGGCTCGCCGCCCGTCAGTTGCAGGGGGGCTTCGAATATTACCGGCGCGTGTGCATTGCCGGGCGATACATTGTAGTCCGCCGAATAACCCAATGACGGCTGTGTCGGATACTCTGTCGCCGATGCCGTACCAAACGGAAAGTCTTCCGCCTTCACGTTCAATACGCCGTCTTCGTCTTCTTCGATTTCGGTAATGCGGACGGGGGTTTTATCCAAACCTAAGCCGCCATCGGTCAGCGTAACCAAGTCCATAGGCTCAAGCAGGCAATATTTCCAGCCCAGCTTAAATTCATACTCATTGCGGACGTATAGGGCGCGTTGCAACAGCAATTGCGCCACCTGACGCGCTACCTTCGCATCACAGATGCCGTGCATCTTCACCGCATCCTTCGGACGGATGCCGTATTGCTCGATATTCGCCTGGTCTTTTGCTTCCGCCACGGCGATGTTGTAGTCGTTTGCACGGTCGAGATACTCAATCTGCACCTGATTGTATGCGTCGGCGTTCGTCTTGCGCTCCACGCGCACAGGGTCTTCCGCGCCCGAAACGATAAAATCGTCATCCGTCAAATCATACAGCGGGGTCAGGTTCGGAATATAGGTCGCACCGTTGCCGGACAAGCCCGAATCACCGTATGGGACGATTTTCAGACGGCCTTGAGAAAACACCGCCGCCGAATTGGTCTGCTCCAACAGTTCGGCAATATTGCGCTGTGCTTCCTGCTGCTCGCTGTAAACAGGGCTTAAAAAGATACCTGCCGCTCGGCAATAAGTGCCGTAAACATCCGTATCGCCCAGATTTTCAACCGGGAAGCCGCAACCGTACTTCTGATTGGTCAGCAAATCGCGGATGATGTCGCGCGGATTGGCATCGACAATCGAAGTTGAGTAGCCCAGCTTGCCGTCCACCTCGAAATTATGGCTGTAAATCTGTGCCGATTTCGTCAATTCGTAGTTCGGGCTGCACAAATAGGCCGTTCCCGAATAGCTGATGGCCTGCGCCGCATGTTTCGCCTGCTGCAAGTGCGGCCATACGGGCTGCTCTTCGCCGCCCTTGTACAAAGTCAGGCGCAACGAAGCGGGCGAAGAGAATTTCTCCTTATCCCGCCAAATGCGTGTAACGCCTTTGATTTCGCCTTCACACAAAGCCATCATGACGGCGGCTTCGTAGGTGTACTTCACGTCTTCCTGCTTCACACCACCGCCGCCCTTGCCGCCCTGCCGCGTCGTGGTCTTATGCTCGTAGGTCGTAAAATCGCCATACCAAACCAAATTGCCCGCCACGCGCGCGCGCCCGTACACCACCGGCAGAGTCAGTCCCTGCGACGACTGCTGTACCTGCAACGACAGAATCCGTTGTTCGGAAGTCGAAATAGTAGAAGATTTACCGCCCATAAAACCACCTTAAAACGCCGGTGCCGGTTTAACTGCCGTCCGGCACAAAATCAAAATAACGCACCCCGCGCCCTGACAATTCCGCCTGTCCCATATCGTCCAGCACCACCCCGCGCCCGACGTAGCTGTGAATGACTTGGTTTCCGCCGATGCAGATGCCGCCGTGCGAAAACGTCCGCCCGAAACGCCATACCGCGATGCCGCCAACCTGCGGCGTTTCCACTTCGCGGCAAAAGCGGGTAATGTTGCCCAAATACCGTTCTGCATCCCTGTGCAAATGCCAGTCTTGAGGGTATGGGCGCGGGTCGAAACCGACGGGAATCAGCCCGACCGCCCGATACACGGCGACAAGAATCATGGCGCAATCCACGCCCGCACCCTTAACCATCGCCTGATGATGATACGGCGTGCCCAACCATGACCGCGCCTCTTCCACTATCCGCTGTTGCAAATCCATTTTCAGACGGCCTCTTTAAGTAATCGTGTCGGCGGCGGGGATATACGGGAAGCCGCGAAAATGCACGATGTTGTCAAACTTTTTCCCGCAGGTTTCCTGCCGCTTGTCACAGCCCGGATAAATCTTGAACACATCGCCCGACTGCGGCGGGAAAGGCAGGCGCAAGGCAAACGACAACGCGCCGCCCTTGTGTTCCTTGACCGTCCGGCTCAATCCGGCATTTCGCCCGCTCGTAAACTTAATCACGCCCTGATTGAACCAGCCGTCCGCCTGTGTCAGATTGCACGCCAGTTCCGTTCCTGTCGTACTGTTCGCCGTAACACGGCCGTTGACCGTGAATTTCTCACGATTGACCTTGCAGCCGCCGTCATACAGCGTCCTCATGCAGCCGGCCTGATAGATGTTGCGCGGGCTGGACACATTCAAAAGCTCGATGTCCGATTTCACATCCACTTTGACCGCAGAACGGCTGCCCGATACGTCGGACACCCTGCCGGAAAAGATGACCACCGCGCCCACGGGCGTTGCCCAATCGCTGAAAAATATCCGCTCGATGACCACCCGTGCGCCGTCCAATGCGCCCCCTAAAGCCGCCTCCGACCATTGCAGGCCTTCAAGCCTGTAATCGGGTTCTGCGGCAATCTCCAGCGTGTTTGAGTCCACATCCAAGCCGACGGCCACGCGCGTAGCCCCGCGCTTGATAATCAGCTTGTGCGCCTCATAGGTCTGCCCATCCCAAACAACAGGCATATCCGCGTTCGTGTGCCGCAGTATTTGGCCGTTTGAAAGCGTAATCCTGAATAAGTCCGCCATCAGAAATTCATCGCTGCCGTGCAGCAAATCAATCAGTTCCCTTGTCGCCGTCTTCATAACTTCACGCTCACAAACTCAATTTTCTTAGCCGCCCACAAATGCCCGATGATGTTCTCGAAATCCGCCGTATCGGCCATAAACCGCACGCGGAAATAAAAACCGCCCGACCATGTAATCGGCTGCCCTGCCGCCTGCGGCGTATTCAGCACCAAAACGCCCTTATCGGTAACGGCATAATCCCGCCCGTAAGTCAGCGGTCTGCCGCCTACCTTGACGGCCGGCCTGTCCTTCACTGCCAAAACAGGTTCGACAAAGCCGCCGAATGACCGCACCAGCTGATAGCGGGTAACGCCCGTTACCGTATTGCCGACAAGCTGATCCGTTACAGTATTGTCGGTGGGGTCTTCGTACAAAAAACTTTCAAAACTGCCGCGACGGGCATTAAAGAAACCGGCCAGCCGTTCCAGTTCGTTAATTGTCGCCTTCGTCCGCAACACCTCGAAAGACAGCGAAAACCGCCATTGCGGATAGCTGTAATACGCCGCCCGCAACTCGCGCCCGTTGGCCGACTTTTGAATATTCGTACTCCATACGGGTGTTTTTTTCGCCCCCCACTTCAAGCCGGGAAGCGCGGGGAAAACCGCATTGCCCATTTAGATGATTCCTTTCGCTTCCAGTAAGGCGTTAAATTCCTCTTCCGACAACGTATTGCCGCCAAGCATATTGACCGCTTCCGCCTCGTCTGCCTCGTTCGGCTTTTCAGACGGCCTGATGCCCATATAGGACGCCACCAAGATATGCACGGGCGGGTGCCTGCGCCAATAGTCGCTTAAATGCCCGATGCGCGGCAGGTCGATGTTTTCGGCCACATAATCCCACGTCCACCCCGTAGAGGCGCAGACGTGGGCGATCATGTCGCCGAAATTCAGCCCGCCGCCTGCGCTTCCCCCGCTTGGGCGGCTTCCTGTTCCTTGCGTTTCAGGCCGGAAACATCCATTACGGCGGCAAATACCTCGCCCATGTTGCCGATGTCGATTAAATCGGCCACTTCTTCGCGGGTCATTTCGGGGTAGTTCCGCTTCAGCGCGGCATGGGCGCAGTCGATAACGGTAGAGATTTGTTTTGCATCTTGGACGTTGCCGTCAAACTCGCCGATACGGCTTTGCAGTTGCTCCAATGCGCCAAGCGCAATCGGCGGGATAACGTAATTTGCGCCGTTCAGTTCAACGGTTACGCCTTTAATTCGTACAGTCATTTTTGCTTCCTTGATTCGGGTCAAATAAAAAGCCGCCCTTTCGGACGGCCTATACATTTACTCTTGGATCCACAACGTGCCAACTTTAAAGCCCGCATCGTCGGTTTGCGCCGTAAAGTCGATTTCGGGAACGGAAAAGTCGTCGTTTTTGGTCGAGAACAAGCCCAGTTTGCCGCTGGTTACGCTTTCCAGTTCCAGCAAAGCTTTTTTGCCTTTGAACTGCGTCAGGTATTTCAACTGGAACGTCGGCGTATTACCCATCGCCATATTGGACAGCTCGATTTTCTTCGCCGACGGCATGGCTTGGGTGTAGGTAAAGCTCGGATAAACCGTTTTACCCTTATCCGCATCGGCAAAAGTGTACAAGCCTGTCGCGGATACCGTGTATTGCCCTGCCGCAGGGGTAGCGGCAACCTTGATGTATGCCGTGCCGTCCGCACCCATCACGCCCGCGTCTTCGACAAACGTACCGCCATTCGGCGCGGCGGCTTGAATGGTGTAAGCACCGCTGGCAGGAATGGCCTTGCCCACGGTATCCGCCCACAGTGCCTTCATCGTGCCGGTGGCAAATTCCGCACCGAAAAACAGGGTATTCAGGGCAAGGCCGTTGATTAACGCGCCCTTAAATTTTCCCGATACCTTAACCTTGCCCTGCGCCACGGCCAATGCAAAGCGGTTCTGACCGTAGAACTCCTTCAATTCCGCCAACAAATCGACAGACATCTCCTGCAAGCCCATGATTCGCACGGGCGTTGCATTCTGTACGCGGTTGCCGTAGGCATCCGTAATCATTTGCGCGAACACCTCGCCCGCGCCGAAAGTCAGTTGCATGACATTTCCTTTCAAAAAAAGCCGTTTTCAGACGGCATCCGTTACTAAAATCATCACCGGCACCAAGGCAAAAGCCTGATTACCGAACAATCCTTCATCCAGTTCTACATGGCCTTCTATGCGGCAATACGCCACACCTTCCACCGGCAAAGACGGTTGGCCGGTAATCGGTGACGGCGTATTCAAGACGGCAAACAGCCTGTCCAAGCACTCGTTCAGCCGCTCGGACGGCGCGTCTTCCGCATACACATACAGATACACGTTTGCCCGCATCAGATAGCGGCTGTCCTGACCGCTTCTCGGCTCGACCGTTTCCGATACCGGCGACAGGAACAGGGCGGGTTGTTCGTAAGCTTCCACCTCGTCCCAATGCCGCAGGCGGCGGGAAAACGTTACGATGCCTTCCACCTGTTTCACCTTCTCGAACAGCGCGTCATAAATTTTTTCGCGATTTACCATCTCAGCCCCCGTTTCGCCGCCGCTTCAAATTCCTGGCGGATGAAAGGCAGCATATCGGCAAAAGCGGTACGCATAAACGACCTTTCCGGCAGCCTCACGCGCCGCGTATGCGCCGAAACATGGACGTTGATCGGCGTTTTCAGCCGCCGCCCGAAAGCCTGTTTGGCCTGCCGTACATGAGAGGGCACAGATACCGCACCCGAAAAGCCGTATTCATGCAGCTTGCCGTACGGCGCACCCGAAGCAATACCGACCACGCCGACCGTCAGGCCGCCGTCCTGCCAACTGTCGCGGACAATGTTGTTGCGCAGATTGCCCGTGCGGCGGTTCAAAACCTGCCCCAACAGCTTGTGCGTCTTGACCTGCTTTTGCAGGCGCAACACCACAAAAGCCATGCTGCTCTTGATTTCATCGTCTATCTTCTTGCTGCAACCGGCCAAAGCCGCCCGCATTTCCGAATCACCGACCATCTCGAATTTAAGCATCGGCCTTTTCCGCCTGTTTCGGCCGCGCATCAGACGGCTTATCGCCCGCAGGCATGACAAAACCATACTGATGCAGATACTGCACTGCCTCTTCGGGTACCTCTACTATGCTGCCGCTCTCCACGGCATAATTTACCCCGCCGAAGGAAACATCCGTGATTCCTTCGGGGGCTTTCAGTTTTACCAACATACACACCTCCGTTTTCAGGCCGTCTGAAAGACTAGCCGCGTTTAACCCGCACATTGCGGATGGAGCGTCCGACCAGCGGCTTCAACAACTGCCGGACATAGGCAAGCCGTTCCGCATGTTCCGACTTGCCGCCGTAAGATGCCGTCATGCCGCCTTTGGTCAGGCTCTTTTGTTCCGCCTGCCCGCCGCCTTGAATCAAATTGCCGATTAAAGACAGCTCGGCTACGGCCTTTTGTACGGCGGGCGGTATTTCCCCGCTGCCGCGCATCGACGCTATCACATCGGGCGGCAGGCCGAACATTGCATCCAAATAATCGGATGCGGCCACCAAAAGCCCGGCCTTGCCGTCTCCCGCCGCCTGCCATTTCGCCTTGCTCGGGCGGACTTCGTGATAGGCATCCGCCTCGGCAACCGTCAGATAGGCATTACGCATTTACCGCTTCCAGCAAGGCCAACAAATCAGCCTTTTTCGCATCTGCGGGATATTCGACACCTGCCACATCCAGCATTTCTTTCAGTTTTTCAACCGTCAGTTTGGATAAATCGTCGCCAGGCTGCCCATCCTCTATAACATCCTCAACAAACACCCAACCCAACTGCTCATGTTCGGACAATACACTTTCATGTATCGTTAAAAATTCGCCGTTTTTCTGAATTTTGACCATGTTAATACCCCTAAAAAGGCCGCCTGAATTTCAGACGGCCTGATAATAATTAGTGCGCCAGCACCGCCAGATGTTCGGGTTTGACCACCGCACTGCCCCACGCCATGGACACTTCGTATTTCACGCGGCGGTATTGGCGGTAGATGCGGACTTCAAAGCTCAAACCGGTTACCGGGTCTGTCAGCGTCATTGCATCATCCGCGCTATCGCCGCCGTCAGGCAAAGCTGGGGCACGGGAGGTAAGTACGATGGCGTTGCGGTCGAAGGCAAAATTCGGCGTAAAGTTACCGAAAGGAGTCAATGCAGAACCGTCCGTGCCGGCTTTCAACAAACCGGTATTCAGCATCAATTTATCGGACGCACTATTCACATCCTTGCCGACAATGTATTTCACGCCGCCAAGAGTAACGATGTCGCCCGCATTCAGCTTGCCTGTGCCGGTTTTCAAAGCCAACCCTTTCAGGCCTGCCGCAGCCGCGCCATTTAAGACGTAACCGCTGCCTCCACCAGCAACATGCTGACGGATGCCGCCGGAATAACGAAGGGCAAAGTTCTGCACGCGGTCGGTCATGCCGTTACGCAGCATATCCGCTGTCCCTGCTTCATTCACTTTGAACAATACCGACTGTTTGCCGCGCAGGTTGGCCATTGCTGCACTATTCAAAACAAGCTGGCGGTCACCCACCGGCGCACCGCTCTCGTCCAGCAGTTGCGCCACGCCCGCGAAATCGGACAAATCACCAGCGGTGCCGAACGGCACTTGTCCGCTCGTACCATACGCAGTACTTGCGCCTGCCAAAGCCTTGACGGCGATGCTTTGTTCCATCGCATTAACCAGTTTGCGCATACCGTCGGCAAATTGGTCGGCAAGAATTGCGTTGTACTGTCCGGTATCGCCGACGGCAAGACGCTCCTCACCGTTCCATAAAATCGGCGCGGCCTTAGAATGCTCAATGGTTACATCGGCATATTCGACCGTTGTGCCGCCGCTGTTTTTCGGCTGTTCGCCCGGCACAATGTCTTCCAAATCTCCCGCCGCCGCAATCGGACTGCGGACAACCTGACCGACGGCGGCACGTTCAGCCGAACTGTCTCTGTTCACAGCGGGAATCAACCCCACCATTTCGCGCGAAACCACGTTCAGCGCGGCATAAAGGGTAGGAATCAAACCTGTTAAAGTATTTTGTGTTGCCATTTAAAAACTCCATATAAATCAAATAATCTGCGTTTTATCCTGCAAGACTTTCATGCGTGAAGCAGGGTCTAAGGCCTCAAAATCGGCACGACTCATCGTCCGGATGCCATTGCTGCCGCTTGGTGTCGCACCGCTGCCGCTCGCGCCGCTGCCTTTCAAGATGCTGTCCTTATTCGGGTAAGCATCAATCAGGCTTTCCAGTGCCTCGTCAAACCCCGCTTTCGCCCCGGGCGTTACACGGCTGAAAATTTCATTGCCGTTCGCGTCTTTGGCCACGATTTTCCCGTCTTCCGACACGGAAAAATGCCGCCCGAAGAATGCCTGCGCCACATCGGCGGGAATAGCCAGCTTTTCCGCAATCACTTTGGATCGGGCGAAGCTGCCGCCCACCAGTTCGGCGTGAAATTGAGAACGGATTTTCTCGGCATCGGCGTTGGCGGCGGCCAGCTTCTCTTCGTACAGCTTCACGGTTTCGGCTTTGACTTTCTCCGCCTCGCCCGCATCGATCAACTTCTTGTCGTCCAAGTTTTTGACCGTTTCCAATGCCTTCAAGGCCGCCGAAGCATCTTCAATGCCGTCAAACGCCTTCAGCTTCGCTTCCGCCGCCTCTTTGGCTTCGCGGTGCTGCTTGGCTTCGGCATTCAGGCCGCTGATTTTCTGCATCGCGGCAGGCGCGTCAAACGGGATTTCCTTCCCGTCGTCATGCACATACACCGGTTTGCCGTCGGATACCACCACATGACCGTTTTCATCCAATTTCAATTTCATCTTTCACACTCCAATAAAACACGGCATCCGCCGCAAACACCCCCGCATATCCATACGGCGGGCAACAAAAAACCGTTTTAACCCCCTGCGATTCAAGGAAATTAAAACGGCCGCAAACCCCAAAAGGGATAATAAAAAACTACCCCGTTGTTTGGAGCGGTTT